GCTTTATTGGCCTCGGTGCCAACCTTGACGATCCTGCCGCGCAGATTGGCATTGCCCTGCGCGCGCTGGCCGCATTACCGCACAGCCGCCTGCTGCGCTGCTCTTCACTGTACGGCAGCAAACCACTGGGGCCGCAGGATCAGCCGGATTACATGAATGCCGTTGCTGAGCTGGAAACCAGTCTCGAACCGCTGGCCCTGCTGGATGCCCTGCAGGCGCAGGAACAGGAACAGGGGCGCATCAAACGCCGCCACTGGGGAGAGCGCTGCATCGATCTCGATCTGCTGTTGTACGGCGACCTGACCATGCGCAGCGAACGTCTGAATATCCCCCATCACGAGATGCATAAGCGCAGTTTTGTACTGTTGCCGCTGACTGAAATTGCCGCCGATCTGCACCTGCCCGATGGCCGCGCCATTGCTGAGCTGACGCCGGAATTCGGTGGTGATCTGCAACGCATCGGGCCACCGCCACAGGTTTGTTGACTGCTCTGACAGTTGACTTATAAGCGCCAATCCGCACCATACGCCCCAGATTTGTTTCTAAACGAAACGCTGTAACCGGAGAATGACCATGAGTCCCATCAGTATCCGCTCACTGCAGGCAATGAAAGCCGGGCAGGAAAAATTTTCGGTCCTGACCGCCTACGACGCGACCTTTGCCCAACTGGCAGCCGATGCCGGTGTCGAAGTACTGCTGGTCGGCGATTCCCTCGGCAATGTCCACCAGAAAGACTTCAAGGGTAATGCCATGCTGACAATCGGTTGGCCGGTTGTTTCAAGCCTTTCCTCTCGTGATATACCGTTGGTTATCACAACAGACCGGGATCGTATTGGTGATGATATCAGTGGTGAGGGTGATATACTCAATTTGTCACTGGCCAGAAACACACGGTTTTTATCGCGTGGAATGTCCATTGTGGAAAGTTCGCCGGGTCGCGATATTGTAGATGAAACCTGGTCGCCTCAAACAATTCATGAGGCACCGCCTTGTGATGGAATATTGGGCTACTACAATTCAGGTACACGTGGTCGCTACTATTGGAAATGCCCGCACTGCGGTGGAAAGTTTGAACCCGAATACAAGCATCTGCGCTTTGATGAAGAGGGAACAGATCTCGAACGCGCCAAATCAGCTTACATGGTTTGTCCTCGGAAAAAATGCGGCGGCATTATCGAAGCTAGTGAAAAGCATGCGATGAACCAGCCAGAAAATGGTGCCCGTTGGTTGCATGAAAGCAGTGACGGAAAACGAGCAGTCCCTCTTGGTCATAAGGATATCAGGAAAGCGGAATATGTGAGTTACTGGCAGAAGGGCCCGGTTGCCGCTTATCAACCATGGTCAGATATGGTTGCTGCAATGCTCGCAGCGGAGCGCGGGTTTGAAAGAACCGGAGCCGAAGAAACTCTGAAGACTATTACCAACACCAAACTCGGCTTACCCTATCTCTCCAGAAACAGGCAATCATCCCTAGAAATATCAGGGGCTATCCTTTCAGAACGGGCGGAATTCAGAGAGCTTGGTATCGCGCCAAAAGAGGCTGCGTTCATCATCATTTCGATTGATGTGCAGCCTTCGCGGTTTGTGGTTAGTATCGTTGCTTATGGTGAGGATCTTGAACACTGGTTAGTAGACCGGTTTGATTTGGCAACACCGCCTGAAGGCGCACCAAATGCCGAGCGGCGCGGGATGCAAACCAATCTCTATATTGAGGATTGGGAAGTGCTGGAGGAAATGCACAATCGTATTGTTCCGGTTGAGGGAGAAAATTACGGATTAAAGCCATTGGCTGTCATCATAGATTCAGGCGGCGCACCGGGAACAACTGACCGTGCATATGCGTTTTGGAGAACCAAGCACCGCAAGCGTTTGAGCCATATTTATCATTTGTATAAAGGTGTTGGCGGCTGGGATAAACCAAGAGTAAAACACCGGCAACCGGAAAACCAGCTAGGCAAAAAACGGGTCAACCGAAATGCCGTGAAGATTGTCTTCACTTCTACCAACCGTCTAAAAGATGAAGTGTTGGCATCGCTGGCCCGTGAAGAGGCTGGCCCGACCGCCATGCATTTGCCGGAAAGCCTGCCCAAAAATATCTTTGATGAGTTCTGTGCAGAGCGGCGTGAAGAAGATGGCTGGCATATGAAGCCCGGTCGTACCCGAAACGAGTCTCTTGATTTGGCGGTAATGGCTAAGGCGGCAATGATCGTCAAAGGTGGTGAGAAAATCAACTGGAATAAGCCTGCGCCCTGGGCGCTGGCATCCTCCGAGAATAAGTTAGCTGTCATCATCAATTCGGATGGTGAGCCGAGCGGAACCAAGCCCATACGAAAATCAGGCGGCGCTTCACTGGCTGCAGCCCGATCCGGGTTTATCAAAAAGTAACTGGAGATCGAGCGTGATTTCATCCAAACCTACCGCTGAAGAAAAGGTGCAATACACAGCATGGCTTACGGAGGCCGAGGCTGCATTGCACGAATACATGGTTGGTGAATCCGCTGTTACGGTTTCTTACAATGGTGAAAGCACAACGTTTCGAGCAGCAAATATAAATCAGCTAAAATCTTACATCAATGATTTGCGCCGGGCGCTAGGAAAAACCAAAACTGCCAATCGAGGCTTTTCCTTTAAGCCTGTTGTTTTTGGCCGGAGATAGATATGAAAACAATAACAAGACGGGGTTTTTTATCGGCGGGGGTAGTGGCTTCTTCTGCTGTGATGGTGCCTGTTAATACTACGTCGGAGATGAATGCAACGGAACATACCTTTACTGCAGACAGCTTTAAGTTTCTGGATTCAAATGGAAACCTAATTGTAGAACATCAGGGTAACGCCGTTATATTCCCACTCAAAATGTTCAAAATGTTAATTTAAACGATGTTTGGAGATAGATTTTGAACGTTCCAAAAATTAAAATTACCGATAAATATGGCGTTCCCATGAAACGCAGCGCCACCGCTTATCGTGGTGCTGGTGGGCACCATCCCTCATTGAGCAATTGGCGGGCCGGTCGCTATAGCGGTCACGCGGCTTTGCGTGAATCCCGCGAAGTGCTGAATGATCGAATTCATGATATGGCCCGCAATGATGGTTGGGCCTCGGCGGCAATGTCGCGTTATGTAGATACAATTGTTGGTTCCGGCTGGCGCTTATCGTCTAAGCCAAATCACGTTACTTTGGGTATTACGCGTGAGCAAGCTGACGAGGTTTCAGACCAGATTGAAGCGCTTTGGCACGATGCCACAAATGATCCTGGCTTCTGGATGGATGCCGAGCGGGCGCAAAGTCCGGCTGGCCAACTTGGTTTGGCTACCCGCCACCAGTTTGCAGATGGGGAGGCGATTGGCTGGATTGGTTATCGTGAAGAGGCTCCCACCGGCTTTGCCACATGCGTTCAGGTGATTGACCCGATGCGCCTTTCAAATCCATATGGGATGATGGATTCAGACACCATGAAAGATGGGGTGGAGGTGGATGAATGGGGTGCTGCTACGCGATATCACATTCGAAAATCCCACCCTGGCGATATGGTTTGGGGTTCTGGAAATAGTCATGTTTGGGAAGCGTTTGACCGTGAGACTGAATGGGGCCGACCCATCATTATTCATCTGCGCGATAAGAAATGGGCAGGTATGAGCAGAGGGGAAGCTGTTCTTGCCCCGGTTATTACCAAACTGCGCCAGATTCATGATTACGATGATTATGAATTACAGGCAGCAGCTCTCAATGCCATGCTTGCGGCATTTGTTACGACACCGATGGACCCTGAAATTATGGATGAAGAGTCCACAGATGTTAGCGCTTATGCTCAATCTGAAGTTGAGTATTACGGAAAAAACCCGCTGGAGATGGAGGGTGTCCAATTGGGCTTTCTTCATCCCGGTTCGCAAATCAACACCATCAAGGCCGAACATCCGTCCGCTAATAATGAGCCATTTGTACGCAATGCAATCCGCAACATCGCCAGCGCTGCCGGCATAACCTATGAGGCAATGAGCGCTGATTATTCCCAGGCAAATTACTCTTCTATCCGCGCCTCAATCGTTGAATTTCGCCGGGGTTTTGCGTCGAGGTCAAAAATGGTTGGGTCCATGTGGCAAGGTCAAATTTACCGAGCCCAACTTGAGGAGTTTTTCGACAAGGGCCTGATTAAGCTTCCAGCAAATGCGCCAAGTTATGAGGCGGCACCTGTGGCCTGGGGCCATGCTACATGGATTGGGCCAGCCGCTGGTTGGGTGGATCCCAAGAAAGAGTCTGAGGCTTCAGTTATCAAAATGGCCAACGGGCTTTCCACCATGGAAAAAGAAAACGCTGAACAAGGCGATGACTGGAAAGAGAACATCTACCAGATGGCGCGGGAAAGAGACCTCAAAATTAAACACGGGCTTAATCCGGATATAGGTCGGCCAGAAGCCAGAATTCAATCAGTATCATCAATGGATGATGGTGATGAAGATAGCGACGAGCGCGATGAACGGGAAAACCGTGAAAATGCTGTTGCGGGAATGGTTCGGGCTAAAGGGCGGAGTTTGGTGCCTCAAATTAGAAGATAATTTGCGCTCACGGCGTATCCTTGCTGGGCGCTATCGCGCCTCGCTACGGGCCTGCGCGGGCGCTGAAGTTCGCCTTGCGGCTCAGGGTGTGATGCGGTGAAATTTAAAAAAAGGAAAAAATATGCCTGATATTGAAAAGAAAACGCATGATGGACTGCCGGTTGCTGGATATCGGAAGCAGTCTGATAAAAATGTTATGCTTGTGAATGGTAACAAAACGATGGAAGAGGCGCTTTTACGAACGATTGACATGCTTGCCGAGGATGGTGAGGTGGACGGTCGTTGGTTGGCAATTGCTCGCACAAATATCGAGCAGGGGTTTATGGCTTTGAACCGTTCAATCTTTCGGCCAGAGCGAGTTTCGCTTCCGGGTGAGGAATAAATAATTCAGACGGTACCGGCTCCAGGCTATCGATAAAACACCCAAGCCGAACGGCGAAACTTTAGCACCTGCGTAGGCCTGCAGCGTGGCGCGATAGCGCCCAGCAAAGATGCGCCGTGAGCGCGAACTCAAGGATATTCAAAATATGTCTTCAAACCTCTCCGGAGCGGGCTTTCGCTCGCGTGTTGCCAGTTTGGTATTTAATGCGCCCTTGCTGGTGCAGCCTGCCAAGGCGGATGTTTTGTTGCGGGCTTTTGTGCCGGAGCTGTTTGGTTCGCAGAACATCATTGTGAACACGGCGCAGGCTGAGGATATCTCCCCGCCGGAAAAACATGCGGGTGTGCTGGGTAAATCGGGAGAGCATTTTGCAGACCACATCAAAAACAGATGTGTTCCGCGCACTCCAAATGGCGTTGGGTTGATCGCCATTGAAGGCACGTTGATTCATAAAGGCGGTTGGGTTGGTTCATATTCTGGCGAAACCTCCTACCAAGGCCTGGCATTGCAGGTTGCCGAAGCGCGGTCTGATGCAAGTATTAAGGCTGTTGTCTTTGAGATCGATTCCTTTGGTGGTCAGGTTTCTGGCTGCGATGATTTGGGCGCCGATATCCGGGCCTTATCTGCTGAAAAGCCGACAATCGCCATTTGCACGGATCACGCCTTTTCTGCGGCCTATTGGCTGGCGGCTCAATGTCGCCAGATCATTGTTCCGGAAGCTGGCGGGGTTGGTTCTATTGGCGTCATCTGGATGCACACCAATTTTGAAAAGGCACTGGAAAAAGCAGGCGTTGAAATTTCCATCCTGACTGCCGGTGACAATAAGGCGGATGGCAATCCGTATGAGGCGCTACCCGATGCGGTGCGTGAGGATATTTTGGGCGAACTTGAAGTGGTTCGCCAGCAATTTGCAGGGTCGGTGGCGGCGGGTCGCGGCAAACGTCTTACTGCAAAGCAGGCTTTGGCTACGGAGGCAAAATGCTTCCCCGGTCAGTCTGCGGTTGAGGCGGGGCTTGCAGATGCAATTGCCCGGCCAAGTGAAGCCTATGAGGCGTTTGTATCTCAATTTTAATGAAGGAAAGACCATGAGCAATCTATTGGCGCAAGCCATCAAGTCCGCAACCAGACTCGGCAAAATGAAAGCTGCCGATGATGAAACCGTCGATGATGAAAATCTTGACGATAACGAAAAAGAAGAAGCTGCTGAGGAGGATGAAAAAGACCCCGATGCAGAGGACGAAGAAGAAGACATCGACGCTGAAGATGATAAGGATGACAAGCCTGAAGCCAGCGCTTTTGATAGCGCGTTGAACGCTGTTCGCCGTGATGAGCGTGCGCGTTGTTGTGCAATCTTTGGCCATGATAATGCGCAGGGTAATCCTAAACTTTCAGCCAAACTGATTGTTGATGGTACCGCGAAAAGTCAGGCGCTTTCTCTGCTGGATTCTGTTGGGCCCGGTGCTGCTGCCAAAACAGGCGATTCGCTCGCCGAACGTGTTCGCGCTTCCCAGGGTGGTAAAAAACCCGGTCAGGATGCGGGGCGAAAAACGGGTGGCGATAAGCAGGCGGATGCCGATAATGCGCTGGCGGCCAATGCCTCCCGCAATTTCGGCCAACGCAAAGCCGCTCAAAAGCGCATCATTAACGGCTAATCCAAAAAAGCCAAAACCCCAAAATCTCACCACATCACATCTGAGCCGATAGGCGAAGCTTCAGCCCGTATAGAGGCCCGAAGCAAGGCGCATTAGCGCCCAGCGAGGATGTGCCATGAATACAAAATGAGGACGAAAACTTATGTCTACTGAAACCATTACTCCAGGTGACCTGCTGGTCAATGACTACCCGGTTGCTACCCAGCCCTGCACAATTTTGTCAGGTGAGGTTCTATTGCGCGGTGCTGTGCTTGGGCGCATTACAGCCAGCAAAAAGCTGATCCTTTCCCTATCCGCTGCCGTTGATGGTTCGCAAGTTCCGGTCTCTGTTCTGGCTGTGGCTGTGGATGCGTCAGGCGGCGATGTGGAATCCTCGCAATATGTGTCCGCTGCATTTGATGCAGCAAAACTGACCTTCGGCACCGGCATTGATGCCGATATCACCGAGGCCGCGTTCCGCGCTGCATCGGCACCGATGTTTGTGAAAAAACTGGCCTAAGGCCAATTCCTGAAAACTCCAATTAGAAGGTAAATGACGATGTCACTTTATACCACCACTGCGCTGGCTTTAGCGCTGACAGCTATGGATCGCCCACAGGCATTCCTGCGCGATACATTCTTTCCCAACAATATATTTTCCGAGACTGAGGAAATTGCAATTGATAAATTGTTGACGCGTAAAAAAATGGCTCCCTTTGTTTCGCCGGATGTGCCTGCGAAAGAGCGCGCCATACGCGGACGAAAAGTTGAGACTTTTGCGCCTGCTACATTGAAGCCGATGGGCACCGTTCGCCCCGGCGGACTTCTCAAGCGTGCACATGGAGAGGAATTTGGTGCAAACCCTGCGCCTGCCGATCGAAAGCTTGGTGCGATTAATCAGTTGCTTTCTGATCAGGATGACGAAATCACCCGCCGTGAAGAATGGATGTGCTCACATGCACTCCGCTCTGGTATTGTGACTGTGTCCGGTGAGGATTACGAAACTCAGATAGTGGATTATGGCCGTGATCCCGAACAGACCATTATTTTGCTCGGCGCATCGCGCTGGGGAGAGCCCGGTGTTTCTATTTTTGACGATATCTCTGATTGGTCGACACTTGTTCAAACCAAATCCGGCGGAGTGGTGACCAGAATTGTTTTGGGTTCGGGTGCTGCAAGGCTTTTCCAGAAGGATGATGAGGTAAAAGAGGCCCTCAACAACCGGCGTCAATCGGATGGGGTGTTGCAGTTTGGGCCGGTTGCTACAGGCGGTGAGGACAATCATGCGGCTTATCTTGGTTCAATCGGGCAGTTTGATTTTTACACCTATTCCCAATTCTTTGAAAATGATGATGGCAGTCAGTTTGAAGTTTGGCCGGAGTTTGGTGTTGGCGTGGTCGCTCAAAATGTATTTGCGGGCAATATGGCCTATGGCGCTATTCTGGAAATGGATGTGCTTTTGGCGGTGAGCCGTTATCCGAAGAATTTTGAAACACAAAATCCTTCGCGTGAACACATCATCACACATTCTGCGCCCTTGCCGGTGCCTGCGGAAATCGCAGGGTCACTGTTTGCGCTGGTGCGTTAACGCCACCCCCATAAATCCATAACCATTAGAGGTGGCCTGCGGTCACCTCCCATTAGGAGATATTGCTATGGTACCTCGTGCAAAAGCTACCCCGAAAGAAAAAACCACCAAAATCATCATGCCCGTTGGCGTTGATGCCGGTAAAACGGTAACCGTATCGGTTGAACAAGCTGATCGCATTAAGCGCGATTTTGGTGAGTGGAACGGTAAATCCACAGAGCCCGTTGACGCCAAGGATGACAAAGCCCTGGCAGATGCGCTCGCACTATTGGCGGACGAAACCAGCCGTGCTGATACCGCTGAGGCAAAGGTCACGGAATTGGAGGGCCAAATTACTGAACTCACCAAACCTGAGAGTTCTGAATAGTGTCGGGCACTCAAACCATCACCCGCAGCTATCCGGTGCAAGTGATGGATATCAACGGTAAGCCGGTGAAAATCGGTAAATCTGTGAAGCTCCCGCTTGAAAAAGCGCGAGCCTTTGAGGCCCGTTTCGGGTTGGAACCTGCGGATGTGGATAGTGATGCCAAATCCGGCACTAAATCCAGTAGTGATGCCAAGTGAGCCTCGCGCCCCATCCAAGATTTGCAAAACTGCCAAAGGCTTTTCTCAAGGCCTTTGGCACAAAAAACGTGCCCTTCACATTGAAGCCCGGAACGCCTGAAGAGGTATCTGTCACATTCGATGCGATTATCCGCGAGGAAGCGGATGCGATGAATGAGGCCGTGGGCGGATCCGGCATAGAAGGTGAATACGCCTATCTGAGGCTCCTTTTTGCCAATGGCGATTTATTGAGCGAGGGCGATAGCCTGGTCTATTTCGGTGTGACGTTTAAAATTACATCTGTCGGCAGTGTCGATGGGCGCGGCATGATGGGGTTTGATTTAGCGAGGGTGAATAATGCCTGAGCATATCAGAACCACCATTCGCCACGCCATTGCTACCTTGCTGGAAGATCATGCAGGTATGACCGGCATCAAGATTTACCGCGCCAGATCTCGCCCGATTGGGCTGAAGGCTGGCGAAGGACAAGCTGTAGAAATTCTACTGCCATCAGAAAATTCAAACATACAGGGAAGTCACAATGGCGACCCACAATATGAGCGTTCAATTGAAGTGCATCTGATTGGTTATCATTCAGATGTGGATGAAGAGGCTGCAGTAGATGCTGCTGATCTTCTTTCCCTGAAGCTTGAAACCGCGATGCATTCCAATGAGGATCTAGGCGGGTTGATAATTGAAATGTCCCTGACCGGCACGAATTTTAATCTGGATGCCGGAGCCTATGCCCATGCGGCCTTTGCTCAAGTCTGGAGAGTGAATTGTGTTTCATCGCTGGCAGCGATGAGCTTATGACTCTCGCTCACGGCATATCCTTGCTGGGCACTTCGTGCCTCGCTGCGGGCCTGCGCGGGCGCTGAAGCTTCGCCTTTCGGCGAAGGGAAACTTACCGAAAATTCTGTTTTGTGGGTTGGTGCGCCAACAAAAATATCAACCGTGGGCGGTATGCACCAATGACAATGTCGCTCGCTTACAGAAAGGAAGTGTTATGAAATATATGAAAACTTCGCTGTTCTTGGCGATTGGTTTGCTTGCTTGTTCGATTGTTAGTGTGGGGGCAATGCAGCGTTTGGATGTCTCGCCCGCAATGTCTTATGAGCTCGGGTTCAATCAGGTGATGGTTGATCATGTTATTGTTGTTGATCAGGTGGTTGCCAAAGAAGACCGTGTGTTCAAAAATTACTTGCATATCAGTGAACCAGCCCAGCATTACGTCATCAAAACCAATACTAATTTTGGCAATGTTCACTCAGTATGGAGCCAAACTCTCCAACCATCTCCAATCCGAAAAACAGAAGTGGGCTGGATCTAGTACCAAACTCTTAAAACCCCACGGGCGGGGAGTGCTTCTCCGCCCTTTTATTCTGTTTAATGACACCAAAACCTCACCACATCCACCCTGAGGCGATAGCCGAACCTTCAGCCCCTTCGGAGGCCCGAAGCGAGATGCGTTAGCATCCAGCGAGGATATGCCGTGAGAACAAACCAAGGAGCAAGATCATGGCCGAAAATCACGCCGGAAAACTGATGATTATCCAGAAGGAATCGGTAGTGCCGGATGTCTGGGAAAATCTTTGTGGAATTAATGATTCCACATTCACCATCACCAATGCGGTGAATTCCGAAGAACGGGTCCAATGTGCGGATCGTTCCCAGGTGGTGGAAACCCTGAAGCAATATGGCGCTCAGGATATGAAATTTGATGGCTCCGGCCTGTTTGACAGCGATACGCTGGGCAATTGGACGGCGGATCAAACCCGCCTTCAGGCTAAGGTGCCACTGCGGGTATTTGTTCCCGGTCATGGCTATTATGAATGTGATGAATGGTTGATACCAACATGCACATGGACTGGCGGCACAACCGGTTCCTTGCAATTTTCTGCCGGATTTGAAGCTTCCGGAACTGTCACCTTTACGGCCATATAATTGTGGTGGCTGCTAATGGTTGGAGAGGCGAAGCCGTAGTTACATGCGGTGATGCCTCTATCAAATTGCGCTGTAGGATGGATACGCTTGCTACCATCCTTGATGCGCTGGAGTGTGAAACTCTGATTGAGGTCTATCGGAAATGGGATGGGCTTGCGCCTGGGCCATTGCAAAAGACGCTGGATTTGCTGGCTGAAAATCCGAAGGATGCGAAAAAGTTCTGGCTGTCAGTGAATGGTTTGCGCGGACTGCAAGCCCTTCTGGTCAAGTTTTACGAAGTAACCTCTGGTCAAACCCCTGATGAAATCAAGGCGGAGACTGAAAACAGAAAAAAGCTCGAAAGCGTGCTGGCTCAAAAAAGCGGGATGGAAATCGAGGCGATAGCGGATGCTTTGAAGATATAAAGCCCATGCCCTTCCGTCGATGGATGGAAATCGCCGGGGGCATTTTGGGGTGGAGCGAAGCGCAATTCTGGGATTCTTCCTATCAGTATTTTCAGGCCTCGGTTGATGGCTGGTTGGAATTGAATGGAACCAAAAAACCGGATTTGAGCGAACAGGAATACGAGGATTTCAAGCAAGAAAACGCAGGTTTCCTATCCATGACCTCAGATGATTTGCGGCGGTTGCGTGAGAAAAAAGCTCAGGGAGAATGAGTGTTTTACTTGTCAGCTTGTGTTTTCCCAAAACATAGACCATAAAAATCTATGGACATTTGGCTGATTGTATTCTGGATAATTCTTTCTTTACTGGTTGGAGTCTATGCTGTGCGGCTTGGCCGCAGTGGTATTCTTGCTTTTTTCGTCGGGATTTGTATCTCGCCGCTTATTGCTGTCTTTCTGTATCTCGCACTTGGTGAGAGCCAAAATTCCAGAGCAAGCCGGTTGATTGCTGAACAAATTTTTATTGAGGACGTACGCCGAGAGAATGAAGGTGGCCCTAAAGCGCCAAAGCCTCCATCCAATAGTGAGGGTGTCGGGGGTGTCTTGGCTGGAATATTTATTATTGCGGTTTTTCTGATTTTGGTAGCTGTCGTGCGAAGTTAGCACGCAATGCAGTGTTCACTTCTCACAAGATTTGAGCAATGGTGCGATGGCTTCCTTGATGCCGGTGATATCAAAGTCAATAAATGTTGGAGTAACACGCGGCAATAGGGACATGATCCGCATTTTTTTCGCGTGTATTATTCTCTCAATGAAGGGCTCGCTTTGTTCACGTCCCCACAAGCCTATTCCGGTCTGTATGGTGTTTTCGTAAAATTTGAATATGCGTCCCGGCTGATCATCAAGGTAAACGGGTATCCGGTAGATTTTATCAAAATGAGAAAAATACCGGTTAAATACGGAAATAGCTCCGACGTCTTCATAGAATGGTTTTGAATGGCTAATCACTAGGTTTAATGAACCGGCAGCACATTGGATTATTAGTTCAAACCGGGACTTGGAGGCGTTGTTCGTCAACCCGAATATGTCGTGAATTTCAACAGATTCCGTGATTATGCTTCCTTCGTTATTGTGTTTCTCAGATGATAAAGATTGTTTCCAACCACTAATCTGTATTGCTTGTCCCTGTCCGGGCAATAGCAGTAGGGCCATCGCAAGCGCTGCGATTTTAACCGCATTCCACAATTTAAAATTCGATTTATTCTGGTCTATATGTGCGCTTTTCGTGCTTGGCATAGTCTTGTCTCCCTCGGCCTATCCTAGTCCGCACACTTCTTCACTTCAATAAAACAATAGGAATAATCATGGGTAGAGCAGACGATATCGTGTTCCGAATGAACGCTGACACATCCCGATTTACACGCGGGATAAATAGTGCCGGCACTGCGTTGAAGGGGTTTATTGGTGGTGCCATCGGTGCGCTCAGTGTCTCCGCACTCAAGGATATAGTTAGCAGTGTGGCGGAAATCGGAAAAAAAGCCTCTCGGGTCGCTCTCACCACAGATGCTTTGCAGGAATTGCGATACGCTGGCGAACTCGCTGGTGTGAGTGTAAGCAATCTTGATATTGGCATGCAGCGCTTTGCCCGTCGTATTGCGGAGATTGCCAGCGGCAAACAGAATGATCTCTCAAAAATTTTGGATGCCAATGGTGTATCCCTGACTGATGTGGATGGGAAGTTGCGCAGCCAGATTGATATTCTTGGCGACTATGCGGAACTGTTGCGGGGGACGGCCTCGGAAGCGGATCGTACCCGCCTGGCGTTT